GCTCCGGCCCCGCCATGGCGGGCGTGGCCAGAGCGGGCCCGGCACGTCGAGATCGTGCAGCGGGCCCCGCGCCTCGTGGATCTCGAGGATCAGCTCCCGCGCCGCCTCCAGGCCCAAGGCCAGCTCGTCGGCGCCCGCCTCGTCCCCCGGCGCGGCGGCGCGCAGGAGGCGCAGAGCCTGGACGATGGCGGCGCGGATCGTCGACATCAGGCGTCCGGCGTCGCAAGGCGCGGGCGCGCCATCAGCCGACGGCCCCCGGCTGGGCGGCCTCGCCCGACGCGCCGGGCGCCGGCGCGGCCAGGGCCGCCAGCCTCGCCTTGGCCTGGGCGGCCAGGGCGTTCAGCGCCGCCGCGCCCTTCTGCACCGCATAGTCCACCGCGGCGTTCCCCGCGGCCACGGCCTCGGGCGCCAGGCTCGCGCCCACGGCGGGAACCTCGCCGACGGCGGCGGTGACGACGCCGTCCATGGCGGTCTCGATCGCGGTCGTGAACGCCGTCTCGGCGGTGGCGGAGATGGGCGCGGCGGGAAGCTGGGCGGCGACCTGGCCGGCGAGGGCCTTCAGGTCGGCCTCGGCGGTCGCCTCCACGCCCACCAGGAGCGCCTTCAGCGGATCGCCGACATATTGTGAGAACCAGGACATGGGGTGTTCCTTTCCTTGAGCGTGGGGTCGAAGCCGGGCTCGCGCATTCCGTCATCCCGGGGGGCGAAGCGAACCCGGCCACCCGGGTCGCCGCATCGCCCGCCGCTTTCGCGCGGGGTCGGACGGGATGACGGCGTGGGAGATCAGATGATCAGGTGATCGGCGGCCGTGTCGGCGGCGTCCTTGATCGCGGCGTTGGCGGCCATGTCGACGGGCCCGGCGAACGGGCCGGCGCGGGCCTTGATCCTGGCGTCGACCTGGGAGTCGATCTTCGGCAGGAGCGCCGCGACCAGGGCGTCGACATCGCCATCCCACGCCTTGGACCGACCGCCGCGCCGCACGAGGGCAAGCACGGTCCGCACCGGGCCGACCCGGCTCGGGTGCGCCGCGACATAGCTCCAGATCGCCGAGGCGAGCGCCAGGAGGCCGCCGACGATGGCCTGCCACTGGGCGCCGGTCGCGATCCCGGAGACGAACGGCACGGCGCCGACGCCCATCAGGACGGAGCGGGCCAGGTCGAGGCTCGCCTTGCGGATCGGCGTCGCGGTGTCGACGGTGGGGGTGTCGGTCATTGGGGATCTCCGGTTCGGATCATCGCGGCCAGGCGCGCGGCGCGCGTCCCGACCTGGCTCGCCCATCGGCTGAGGAGCATCTGGGCGGAGGCGGCGGCCCAGTCGCCCGCCTCCAGCGCCGCCAGCATCCGGCGGAAGCCGAGAAGGCCGCCGGCGCCGAGGTTGAAGGCCATGTTGGCCAGGGCGTCCTGGCGCACGTCGTCGAGCGTCCGCCACCAGGGCAGGTCGCGATCGAGGCCGCTCTCGGCCCGGTCGATGTCGACGGCCAGTTGCGCGGCGGCGCGCGGCTCGTCCCACACCCAGTCGGCGTCCGCGCCGGCATGGCCATAGCCGATGGTCCAGACGCCCCCGGTGTCCCGATAGGCGTGGGACCTGAAGCCCTCGTCGCGCTTCAGATCGGCGACGAGGGCCGGCGTCGTCATGTCCCCTCGTCCTGCAGGACGCGGGCGGCGAGCACGTCGATCACCTTGTCCTGCCGCGCCTCCAGCCGCGTGATCCGCGCCTCCAGCCCCGGCAGGGTGTCCTTCAGGGTGTGGATGTCGTCGCGCATGCCGACGAGCTGCAGCCCGAGCCAGCCGAGGATGCCGACGATCACCATCACGCCCATGGTGGTGACGATCTGCATCCAGTGGTCGGGACGCGGCGACCGCGCCTCTTCCGCCGACATCGCCGCGGCCTCAGGGCGCGGAGCCGGCGGCCGGCTCGACATAGTATTCCACGTCGAATTCCAGCGTTCCGGCGACGGCGGTCTCCGCGGCGGTATGGACCGTGCAGACCACCGCCAGGTCCGCGCCCGTCTGGTTGCAATAGAGGTAGCCGGCGGCGGTGTTGGTGGTGTCGACGCTGGCGCCCGCCGCGTGGCCGACGTCGGTCACGGCGGCCTTGAAGAGCTGCGGCGCGCCGGTGACGCCGAGATCGAGCGCCAGGGCCGGCGATCCGCCGCTGTCGAGCTGGCTGGCGGCCTTCAGGATCACATTGGTGACGACCGCACCGGCGGGCAGGCGCCCGACCGCGATGGTGTCGTTCGCCGCCCAGGTGGAGATCGAGGGCGAGACGGCGTGAAGGTGCGTCGACTGGCGGTCGATGCCGAAGCTCGACGACGCGCCGACGCCGGAGACGACGATATTGGATTCATAGGCGGTCGACATGGCGATCCGCTCCTTTCAGGAATGAAGGATGGAGGGGTGGGGCGATCCGCGAAGGGACCGCCCCGCTCGGGGGTCGAGCCGGGATCAGCTATCGGCGGCGGCGGCGGCGAAGACCGTCACCATGCCGTTCTGGACCTCGTTGAAGTTGATCTTCTTCACGCCCAGCAGCTCCTCGATGGCGACGCCGGGGCGGAAGCCGTAGTCCTTGTCCATGTCGGTGCGCGGGGTCGGCTCCTGGCCCCAGGCGATGCCCACCGCGCCGCCGCCGCACAGGAACATCGGGCGGATGTCGCCGCCGCTCTCGCCGACGCCGTCGAAGGCCGCCCCGCCGTTCGGATTGACGATGTTCTGGCAGTAGAGGTCGATCTCGGGGATCTCCCGGACGATCACCCCGTCATAGATCAGGTCGCCGTCCTGGAAGATCGGGTTCGTCTCCATGCCCATGCCCTCGCGCGACCGCGCCTGGGTGTTGGCGGTGACGATGGTCGTGTCGTTGGAGAGGTCGCGGAAGGTGCGCGAGCCGCTGAACACGACATAGTATTCCCGTCCGTCCCCGTCCTCGACCCGATAGGGCCGGATATGCGGATCGGCGGTCTTGGCGATCCGCTTGGCCTTGGTGATCATCGCCGCCGAGGCGGTCTGGCTGGTGGCGATATTGCCGAGCGCCGTGGCGAAGGTGGCCGAGTAGTTGGCGATGTTCGCGCCGAAGAGGATGCGGTCGGGGTTGGCGGCGGTCCAATAGTTCTGCTGCGCCGCGGTCGCCTGGTCGTAGAAGGCGATCGCGCCGTTGGCGTCGACCACCACCTGGGCCAGGGCCCGGATGATGTCGTCGCGCAGCTTCTCGCTCTCCCACACCTTCAGCATGTCCTTGGCCGCGTTCCACAGGTCGATCTCGGTGCGGAAGGTGGTGGATTTCGGCAGGCGCACGCCGTTGCGCCGCCAGTCGATCGTGATCGGGCAGTTGAAGTTGGTCAGCTCCTCCTCCGCCCCGTCCAGCACCTGAGCCCCGGTCACGCCCTGGCTCTTCAGCCGGCCGATGAAGGGCACGTTGATGGTGCGGAACGCCTCCTCCTCGGCGCTGAACCTGGTGAGGATGATGCCGCCCTTGTTGATGTCGGCGTTCGACATGTAGGGCGCGAAGCGGGTGTAGCGGACGTATTCCTGGAAATATCGGGTCATCCACACCTGGCGGTTCAGGGCGGACGCGAGGAAGGTTTCGGCCATGGGATTGGGCTCCTATCGGATGGCGGCCCCGAACGCCGCGCCCGGTCCCATCGGGACTTCGGGCCTTCCCGCGCCGCCCGCATTGGGCTGGGTGGCGAGGGACCGCGGCGGCGGGGGCGGTTGCGGGGGTGGGGTGGGGGTCGGCGTCGCTCTGGAGGCCTTCCAGGCGGCGTAATCGTCGAGTTCGTCCGGCTTCACGGCCTGGAGCACCCGCTCCTTGTCGTAAGCGGCCTTGGCGAACGCGTAGGGGTCCCTGGACTGGAAGACCTGGCTGTTGAAGTGCGGATCCGCGTCGCACCGGGCGACCGCCCAGTCGTGGACGGCGGTCATGGCGTCGGCGCCGAACTTCTGGTCCGCGAAGGCGCGGCTCCGCTCCATCCGCTCCTGATGGAGCTGCGCCCGCATCGTCTGGATCGGGTCGGGCTCGTCCTCCGCGGCCTTGGCGGCGGCGGAGGCCCGATACCCCTCCAGTTCCTTCTCCAGCGCCTGCCGCTTCTCCCGCTCCGCCTGCATCGCCTTGAAGAAACCGACGGTCTCCTTCTCGGTCAGCGGGGGTTGCGAGGTCGGCGCGGGGGCTTCTCGGGCCGCGGGCGTCCCGCCCGCGTCTTCCGGCTCCGGAGCCGGCGCTTCCGGCGTGGCGTGCGCCTCCGGCGCGGGCGCGGTGTCATCCGTCCCTCCGGAGAGGAACGCCAGCTTGTCTTGGTCCATGTCTGTTTTCCCTCGCCCGTCCCGGCGGCGACCCGCGTGCGCCCGTCACCCCCGGCGGCGGGGTCGATTTCAAAAATCTCGCCCCGTCTCCTGGGCCCCGCATCTCCGCTCCGCGTCGCGCGGGGTCACGGTCAGTGGCGTTGGAAGCGGCTCAGCCGGCCTTCGGGCACGGCGTCGAGGGATTCCCAGAGGTCCAGCCATTGCGGGTTCGCCGCTTCGATGAGCGCGATCTTCCAGGCTCGCCGCCAGCGCTCGATGATCTTTTCACGCGGGGTCGCGGCCTCGATATCGCCGGGGTCTCCATCGGTGTCGAACGCGCCGAGCGGAAGCCGATATCGTCCCACGGACCGCCCGTGACGATTTCTCATGAGCCGAGGTTTGGCGCCCCGCCCTGTTCCGCTTCCTGCTGGGCCGCGGCTCCCGCCGCGCCCTGCGCCCGCGTCATGGCCTGCGCCTGCGCGTTCCGCGCCTGCTGCTGACCGGCCTCGAAACCCGCCGCCGCATGCTCGGCATGGACGGCGTGGGCCTCGGAAAGGGCGTCGAGCATCTTCGCGGTTCCCTCCGCCGTGTTCCTGGCGGTCTCGCTCCTGGTCTTGTCGATCTGCGCCACGGCGTGCGCCTGGCCGATCTGCTGCGCCTGAGCCCGGGCCCGCTGCTGGGCCTGGCTGGCCTGGTCGATGGCGTCGATCACGCTGCGCTTGTGCGGGATGGGCGAGAGGAGGATCAGGTCCTTCAGGCTCACCTGCTGCTGGTAGACCGGGCTCATCTTCACCAGGTCGAGGATCTCGCTGAAGGCCTCGGCCTGGAGGTTGCCGACGTCCTGCTGGGTGTCGATCTCGATGTCCACGTCCATCTCGGCCACCGGGTTGCGATAGCCGAGCACCTCGCCGGTCGCCGGATGCGCGACCGGCTGGTTCAAGCCCACGAACCGCGGCGCGTTCTCGTCGTCCGTCACGCGGATGAACTGGGGCGCGCGCCAGTACTGCTTCGCCCGGGCCCAGCACTGGCGATAGACGCGCAGCTCGAAGTCCTCCAGCGCGCCATAGAGATTGGCGAGCTCGGTGAGCCCCGATTGCTGGCGGGCGAGCAGCGCCCGACCCGACGCGTCCTCGCTCGACCGGCCGAGCACGGCCGGCGATGGCCCCATGCGCTCCAGCTCCGCCTTGGCCTCGGCCATCATCTCCAGATTGCCCTGGAACTCCGCCGTGTTGGGTGAAAGGCCCCAGCCGAACGGGATCACCCCGTCGGGCCGCGCCGCCTCGCGCCGGGCCACGTCCGCGTCGATGTTGATCGCCGCCGGGTCCTTGGCCTCGATGCGCGAGACGCTGAGGAGGTGCAGGCTCTTCGACCTTCGCCTGTTCACCTCGTCCTGCGGGCCGATCATGTCCCACACCGCGCCGTAGCGGCCGTTGTCGCGCCGCACATACGCCGACTGCGCCTCGATCGGACAGTCCGGCCGCCCCTTGTGGTCCCGATAGGGCGAGGGGCCGTGCTCCAGGATGTCCGTCCCGGTGAAGACCGAGCGGCTCCAGCTCTGGCCGTCCCGCCAGTACATCTCCACCACCAGCAGGCGCCGGAGCTTCGGGTCTGCCCAGGCGCCGCAGGTCCCGGGTCCGGCGAGCGGCCGGTCCTGGAAGCTCTCGTCCGGGGCCATCATCCCGGCGCCGCCGGAGCCGGTGACGCTCGCCTCGATCGCGTCGGCCTCGTCCGGATAGAGCGAGGCCAGGTCGTCGGCGTACATCCACTTGGCGATGCCGAGATAGCGTGCGTCCTTGAAGTCCGGCCGCCGCGCGCGGGGATCGAAGAAGAACTCCTCCCAGCGGATCTGGGTGATCGTCACCTGGGTGTCGGCATCGACGCCGACCAGGGCCGCGCCGGTTCCGGGGACGAGGATGTCCTTGAACACGTCGAGCTTCAGGCGCTTGAAGCGGTTGAAATCGGCGATGTAGCGCAGCACGTCGGTCGCCGCGTCGGCCTGGTCGTCGTCGCCCGGATTGCGCGGCCAGCATTTCGGGTCCGATCGGCTTCTCTCCGTCACCCCGATGATGCCGTTGATCGCCGGCTTGATCCGGTTGATCACCACCGGCGGCTGGCCGCGCGCGTGAAGCGCGGCCAGATCCGTCCCGGTGAACTGATCGCTGTCGTAATAGTCGATGGCTTGCAACGCGTTGGTCCGCGCCTGCTGCGTCAGATCCCGCGCCTCGGTGAAGTACCGCTTGAGCTTGGCAAGAGACGGCGAGCCATCCACCCGCGCCATATCGCTATCGCGCGAAGCGATCTCTCCGACCATCGGCGCCTCGCTGAAAATATTTGCGGGAGGGGAGGACCGGGTCGCTTCGACACCAATCTCCACTTTGCATAATGTACCACTATTTCGACCGGCTTGTCAAGCGCAATCTGCAATTTTTTAGCCGCCGGACGACTGGCGACCAGCCTCCCCGCCGGACCGCCCGCCTCCGGCCGGCATCTTTCATGCCAACCTATGATGGGAACGAGATGCCGGCCGGCGGTCCGGCGGATAGGTTGGCGGGATCAGGGGACGGCTGAGGCAGGCATGGCCGGCCTTGTCGGCGATTTGACCCCAGGCGCCGGCGCCCGGGTCCTCCAGCCGCATCGCCGCGTGACGCAGCACCGACGCCGTT